ACTGTTTTAAATTTGGGTAATGTTTTCAAAGTATACCCGTTCTTCAGAGCATTGTAAGCATAGCCACAACGGAAATTCAAAATATTATCTACACAATTACCATAAACAGTCATATTGTTACCAGAAGGGTGGGAGCCATTATGAATGATTAAATCACCGTTATAAGCAACTACTGAATAACTAATTTCGGTAGCAATTCCACGCATAATTAACAAATCATCCGCAGAATATGTTCCACACTTCTCACAAACATTACAAAATACTTTATAGGTAGCCATTAACATTTGAGCGGGCATACGCAAATCAAATTTACTATAATCCCCTGCTAAAATTCTATCATCACCATGCTGTTTCATAAATTTCGCATACTCGTCCCATTCGGGTCCATGCGCATTTATACCAACGGCACATTCAGATTGCAGTGGAAATAACGACATTAATCTGGCTAATGGTAAGAAATATTTTCTTACTAACAATTGAAAAGCCCATTGCGAAGCTTGAAAAACTCGTACTTTATCCTTTGAAAGCGGTGTCGGTTCATCTTTGACACACGCTTTAAAAATAGTATAAGCTCGTTCGCCACGTCGAAATTTGGCACACATGCCTTCAGCTGCCTCTATAACTTCAGGTGCAATAGAAACTGGACAGTTAAATTTCTCATAACTATCAGGATCTAATCGTACAATCCATTCTTCTTTAGGACCACTTAAAGGAAATCCTTTAGAAGTATTCTTAGGTACAGCATCAAGAAATCGAGCACCATCACGGCCTGCCATTATCTCCATATCATCCAATGGTTTAAATTCGGCTTTAATCCAATTTACATGCTTTGGATTAGAAAAGGCTTTAACTAAATCCTCTTCATAATCATTCATAGCCCATTCAAGCAATTCAGGATCTAAACCACAAGAGGTATTAGCTGAATATTGCATTGATGCTTGCCATTGACGTTTAGCATTAAATTTTGGAGCCCCCCAAGTACAAGGAACACCACACACTTCTTCAACAGTATCAGAAATAATAGTTTTATGTACAGTTGATTTGGTATGCGATGAACGTCCTGGACAGTTTCCAAGAGCCGTAATTTTTGAATATTTAGGTAAATAATTCAAAGGTGAATTGGGATGAATAGGAGATGATTGATTTACTATCTCTATACCATACATCTCCCTTGGAAAGTCACCATTAGACATTGCATTCAAAACTGGTTTATCCTTCATTCCATTATTCAAATCGGATATCATAGATTGCGTAATATTAAGTGCTATTCCAATTTCTGTATTGGGAGAACCTAACAAATGTACACCAGCAATGCAAGGAACATTATATTCTCCAAGCAAAACACCCATACATAGACCATTGAAAGTCTTATAGGGTAGCGCATATATGTATCCAGTTCCTCCAGAATGCTTCATTGAAGTTTTATATGACACAAGATCATCACGTAAAGTACCGTCTATATCACGGTACAAGAAAGCACCCACACCACTGGTATGAGTAATTTTCTCGGGAAAATGGTCAATTAAACTAGCATGTGGATTAAGAAATGTAGCACTAACAAGTACTAAATCAAGTCCTTTAACGACAGAAGCCATATTCAATGCTACATGTCCTTTAAAAACGGAATTCAATCCATCACCTTCTTTGAGCCTACATAAAACTTTGAGTTTTGTTTTAGAGCCAAAGACATGTAGTGGCAAAAGCATATTATTTCCTTCAATCACAAGTCCATCACATTTATTGGTACTTCCATCTTCAGCAACAAATGTAACATGATACAAATTTTTCCGAATCTTATTCTTAAGTTGTTCAACTGTTGTAGTACGTGCTTTATGATTTACATGTAATTCTTCCCATGCTGGTTTGGCCCAATCGCTAACTTTAGCGTCACGATCTTGTACCTCTTCAACATTTTCAGGATCTAATGCAGATTGACGTTGAAATAAATTTTCTAAAGAATTGCGTGCTTTAACAGCATTCAAAATCATTTTCAAAACTTTATAACTTACTATAGCAACAGAAGCCCATTTAGCGACTTCACGCCAATTAATACGCTTTATTTCTCCATAAGTACGTTGGACTACTCCTCCAACTTGATCTAATATTTGCATCCTGTCTCTATACCATTTAACAATAAGCACAAGTGCAGTACAAGCTAAAAATACTTGAAATGCTGCACAAATGCACAAGAAAGAACGATAAGGCAATAACAAATAGAAAATAGGAGATATAATAATATCAGCTATACCACTAAAAAGAATAACATTACGAATATGATCAGCAAATACAGGTGACCACAAATACCAGTAAAACCTACGAAGTTTTTTGTGAGTAAAAAACCGAGCAATAAGAATATCACCAAAATCTAACATCAAAGTTGGCATAAATTCCATCCATGCAACAAGTTCTCGAAACGGAGCATTAACAGTTCTGTATACTGCTTTACTATCCATTCCGTTAAATAAATTCCAAAAAGAAACTCGAGGAACTTGTATATCAATGTTGGCATCAAGATCTGGCTCTCTTACAATTGGAACTTCAGTTTGAGGTTTAATAAACCATTCTGATGGTGCTGGCTCAAATTCTGCCTGATTTCTAAAATAATCTGGATATATAGAAGTTTCATTATCATCAGGACTAGCAAATGCATTTAAACTATATTGCAAATCTAATGAAGTATCAGATGGATTAGAAGTCAAAATACCTTGTGGTTCACATCGAGAAACTTCAGTAATCGGTGCACATTTACACATCTTTCCAACTCGTTTACATGTTTGACACAATTGCATCTTTTCAACAAGAGTACTTTGAATATCTTGTAATACACCTTGATTTTTCATATGTACATCAGCTTTCATATAACAATATTCCATTGTTTCGAATATGTTAAATTTATAGCCTTCACCCAACGAAGGTTTAAAATTGGAGTCCAATTCTATCATACCTGTATTAGATTGGGATGAACATTCAGAAATAATAATTTCCCAAATATCAGGCATAGGATCCGTTCCAAATTTACGAATAACTTCATTACTATCCATGCGCGTTTCACCCGGTAAACAAAACTCTGGTTTAATACGAACATCCAAATTAATAATCATACGTCTTCTAATAGATTCAGTACAATTAGAATATTGTTTAGCAACTTGCTCAATTTTACAGTTACTGGTGTAACATGTGATTTTTGGATTATGGGGAGTGACCCCTTTACCTTCAATTTCTGCTTTATTGGCAAAAAGTGGAGCATTATTGTTGTGATCAACAATCTTCTGGGTGGGCGCAGATTCTAAATAATCAGCTTTGGTATTCATAACATCATCAGTTAAATAAGCATGTACACCACCAGTAACAGTGGAATCATACTTATCTTGCTCATTAATGCTAGCAATACGGTCCAATTCATCATTAGGTACTCCCATATAACAAAGAAGTGATTTAATAAGTAATTGTGACAAAGAAGATTTTCCTACGCCAGAATTTCCATAAATCCACATAGACAGTGGAGCTTTTCTAAATTTTCCATTAGAGCGACGTGCATTAAAATCAGCTCTCCATCCAATCATACGATCAAGACGAGTTTGAAAAAATGAAGTTTGCCAAGTATTTTTACTTATTTTCTTACATTTTTTACAAAGAGTAATTGCCGATTCTAAATGTTCCAAATATTTAACGTCATCCAATAATATTTTCTCTCCTTTGAATTCAACACGCATAATAGGTAAATTCAATGATTTAGCGTGTGGTGTTGCCTCAAGCAACATCTCGTACAAATAATCGAATTCCTTCGCGTCTTCTCCATCAAAAAGAAATTTACGTGGATTTCCGGTTTTAAAAAATTCATAGCCTCCTGAAATAAAAAATTCCAGGGTGCTAAGTATGGCAGATAACAAATCGGAAACATCTGCATGTTTCCTAAGTGTACCTAATCGAAATAAATTAATTCCTTTTACAGTAACACTTAAATATTTTCCGTCAATAAAACCCATAGTTGCGATAATAGAAATTAATTCTGAAACTTTTTCAAAAGCAGGTGATTGTTTAGCAGCTTCCCAATTATTTAAATATTCAGGTAACTTAGACACCCACTTTGTGTCTTTATTATCATCATCAAACACAGCTTGCTGTTCAAAAGGATTAAAACCAAAACGTTCTTTAAAATAAGCTATTTGTGCACTTGAAAAATTCAAAGTGTTTTTAATTGATTTTTGTGACAATTCAGGTATAATGCTTGTAATGGCAAGTGTTAATGTCGCAATGATTTTTGACGGTCTCTTCTCTTTATGGAGCAAATGAGCTACAGAAACGACAGATGCTAATTTATTAGACATTAAAGCTATTGTATCAGGATCTGTAAACGCTTTGTGCATATTGCGCTCCACGTCATTAAAAAGAGAAGCAATAGAATATTTAATGCGAGTCTTATTTTCTTCATCACATGTAAATAAACCTTGTTGAACGTATTTATTATTTTGACGTTTATCGTCTCTTTGTGCCTTGTTATTGACGTTCAAAGCACGGTTACGTTCTTTGCGACGCTCAGTTTGCGCCGACTTTTGACGTTTCTTAAATTGTTCCCTACGAACTTGTTTGGAACTAGATTCACTTTGTAGTTCATAAGGTAAGAAACTATATATCTGAAATAGTATTGCTACTACCAGTGACCTTTTGACATTTTCGATTTTTTCTCCGCAAATTTTGAATAAATTCATGATTAAAAATAGTAAGGTCGTGCCAAATAAATAACTTTTCTAATAAAGTTAGAATAAAACTAATTCATTAGTCTAAAAATATTGCCTGGTCAGCGTCGGGTAGAGGTAATTAAAAATCGGGCATGTCGGCCCTGATACAGCGGTGTACTGTACCTTAAATTATACTTACATCCTTGGCATATTCCGGTTATAATAAGATCTTGGGGTACGTTCCATTAAAATACCTCAAAGGACCAATTGTTCTTTAAAATATTACTCTTTACTAACATCTCTAAACCCTTCCATGGGGCGAGTATGTGTTAATACGCAAATTTCATATATAAAGTGGGATTCCTTTAGCAGTATTAAAGTCCTAAACCTAAATAGACAACTATTAGAAAAACTTCATAGTTAAAACTAACAGTTTAGAGGGTATAAAAACAAATACACAAGACTATTGGCTGTCGTGAGACATCTTGCAATTGGTAATATACCAAACAAAACGGCTGTCAAGTACCCGTATGGTACTATCATTAACATTCAAAAAAGAAAATGTTTAGCCGAAAAAGAAAGATTGATTAAGTCTTTCAAAATAAAACAAAAGCGCCTGGTTCTGGGCGCTATACTCAAATAAAAGAACATCTACATCTAAAGCGAAAGTATAAACTTTATCAGTAGTTTGAGTAGTTTAAATATCTTAGCATTCTATGTACTTTACCGAACATAGGACACAGCCTGCGTTATAAACGAATGGTTACGTTTTAGCTGTGAACAGATTAAAAACTGGGGCGAATAAAAACACCTCATCAAAAAACTCTACTTAAAGCAACAAGAGATTCTATCGATTACGTAAACTTCACGAATGAAACAAACTTGTATATGAAGTTGTATGGGAGAAACCCACACATTGACAACAATATACAAGTTTCTAACATACGAAAGTTTCAAGATGAACTCTTGAAACAACATCACAGATGTTTTCTGATAAAAGCATTTCAATTCTCTACATGGACATACGTCCATG